TCGTGCTTTCCTTCCATTTCCTCGGCTTCATATGCTTTGGCTTTCCAAAACTCAACATCGGCTTGTGACTCGGCAAGCTCTCGTTCTAGCTCCCTTGCGAAGTCTGCCCTTACCCATCCTCCCAGATTGCTGTGGAGTTGAGGTTCGGCGGCATCGGTTCGGGGTGTATTGCTCGCTTCGTTCGTGTCTGTTTTCATTTCACCTCCTCCTTTTCCTGTTCCTCTTTCGCTATCTTCCATGCCTCCTGCATTGCAGTCTGCGCTCTTTTGTTACGCTCCTCATCATCCCCTGTTTTCTGGAAGGGATTGATCGTAAAGATGCCCCTCTTAGCAAAGAACTTATCACAAGCCGCACTAACTGTATGGGATAAGTTTGCAAGATAGTCATCGTAATCGTCCCCCTTAGTATCAATATGAATATACTTATTGTGAGGGACGTAGTTAACGAACTTGATGCCCTTCCTCATGCAAGAGAGTGCAGAAGGGCTTCACAACGGCATAGAATGCAGTCTTCCTTGCCCTGCTCTTCGGGTGTTCCGTGATCCACTCCGCTTGTCTTAGCAACCGCCGATAACACTACATAAGCGTCACCTAGTAGCTCCCACATTTCTGGAGCTTTAGCGAATAGCTTGGCAAACTTAAGCGACTCTCCAATGAACACACTATCGTCCATCGTCATCACGCAACGACCATTAGCGTCCACTACGCTATCATCCTGCGCCCTGAGTGGGAACTGCATTGGAACTCGTACTGACTCTTCATCTACTCCTGCTGGTATAATAATGCTCATAATTAGTTATTGGTTTTTGGGGTTTCGCTTAGTTTAAGGAAGGCAAGGATTAATTTTGACTTCTGTTTTTCTGGCTTGTTGAAATAAACTGGGATTGCAATCTTGGGCCTTTCGCCTTGGTAGCTTTTCATTAGTTAAGGTTATATTGTGCGAACTGCTTGTTGTTTTTTACTATGTTTGTTTTGGTGATGTTGTGACCCATGCTACGAAGCTCGTGGATTCTGGCGGCAAGCCTAAAGCATCCGAACTTATCGAGTGCCTGTAGAGGAGTGATACCCTTGCCATTCAGCAAGAACTTATAGATTTTAAAGGACTGAGATCTGTTAGTGTTTTTCATTCTGTGTATTTCTTAATGAGTGAATCAATCTCGTCGGCTATGTCTTTCGTCTTACCGAAAGAGTTCATCATGCGGATGTCCTTGATCACTTCCAGAAGAGTGAAGAACTCCTGCTCCTGTACCTCACACTTTTTCTCAAGTGCGGTGATTTTCTTTTCTAGGGTTTCCATGTATTCGTCGTTGTTGTTCATGTTGTTTGGTTGTTGTCTTGTTGGGCTATCTCTCGTTTGGTTATCTGAATTGCAATGTTGTAGAAGTAAAGGTTGAACTTCTCTTGATCCTTGCGGAATAAGTCTGCCAATTCCTCAAGCTGGATTCTGCGAACATGATGTCCGTAGAGCCATAGTCCAAGGACATACGACACTACCAATCCAAAGCATCCTGTGGCGATAATAAATGCGTTCATTCTTCGTTAACGATTACTTGAGTTGATGCCCTTGGCGTTCCCCAGATGGAATCATAGTAATGACGCATCTTGGAGCTGTACGCTGTCTCAATTGGTTCTTCACGTTGATCACATAGGATAACTTGTTCGTGGCGTAGATATGGTCGTGACCATGAGCGATACTGCATATCTGACACCTCCTCCTGCGCCGACAGACTTGCTGTGATTGCGGCAACTACTGCTATGTATTTTATTTTTTTCATCTTGTTGATGCGGATGGTTGATCCGCTTGAAACCATTCAATCAGTTTTTTAATTTCTATCAAGGATTATTTTCATGCCTTCTAGAGCCGCGTGAATACTAGCTCAAAGGGAAACCCCCACCCAGAACATGACAACTGGATGGGGGCTATGCGACCAACAATTACCGACAATTCTTAGAAGTTGATGTCGTCGTCCTCGTCAACCTTCTGGGGCTGGTATCCGTTTCCCTTGGCCTTGTTGTGGCTGTCAACTCCTTTTTTCCAAGGCTCCTTTACTGTGAGTGAAAGAAACACATCTCCGTTCTTGGATGTCTTCTCCCATACGTTTACCTCAAAATCCTTGCCTTCTACATTGAGAGGCCCAGCCCACTTCGGAGCTTTTGGATTTACGTTATCTTTGCGGAATGCCGCCCCACGATTGGTGTTATCGAATGTTGCCATATGTTGTTGTTGTTTTGTTTTGGTTAGCGTTCGTCAAATCGTAGGAACTCAGATCGGAACGTAAGTGGAATACTAGCCCTTGGGCAAGCTCGTGCAAGCTTTATATTTAAAAACCAACTGTCTTGGTCTTTCTCGTCTTGGGAGATTGTCAAGAACAAATCGCAATCATGTTCGATAGCCCTTGACTCTCGTGATGCTCCATCAGAATTAAGCTGAGTGAGAGCGATGATCACAATGCCTAGCTCCTTGGCTAGTGTTTTAAGCGTCCTAGAAGCCTCTGCAACCTGTCTTTCCCTGCTGTCCTTGGTGTTGGTAGGCTCAAGCAATTGGATGTAGTCTACGACCACCAGCTTGACTTTGTGAACTGCAACCATGCGTCTTACAGCCGCCCTCAACTGAAGGCAGTTTAGACTACTCTCATCCCGAATCCAGATGGGTAGCTTGGCAATCTGATCAACACCATGACGGATCTTTGCTGTTAACTGCTTGTCTATTAGCCCAGCCTTGGTTAGCAGGGATAGGTCTGCCCCAGACTTGGAGGCTATCAAACGATCCATAAGCTCCCCCTTGCTCATCTCCAAAGAGATGATGCCAACAGGGTTATTGGAAACATCAGCAGTACGCATTGCCATGTTCAAAGCAATTGTTGTCTTGCCGCCCTTGGTAGGCGCACCGATTACGACAAGCTGACCATTGCGAAAGCCTCCCGTGAGTTCGTCAAGCATTCTAAAGCCGCTTGTGATGCCAATTAGTTGACCCCTGTTCTTAATAATCTCCTCATACTCGTTGAGCCTTGCAATCGCCACTTCCTTCACGCTCTCAATGCGAGACGTTGTTTCTGCATCGGCGGCAACCGCTACAAGTGCCTTCTGGACGATCTCGCTTAACTCTCCTGCGGAAGCTGGATCATTGGCACTAGCAATAATCCTTTCAGCGGCGGCAATAGAAAGCCTTGCAGTATGCTTGTGCTTTAAGATCTCCACATATCCCTCCCAGTTGCTAACAACGCATGGAGCAATAAAGCATTCCGTTATGAATGCCGCCCCACCAGATAACTCAAGAGTTCCAGCATTGCTCATATGCTCCGTGATGGTGACGAGATCGCACCCATTACCTTCCTTCCAAAGCTCAATAGCTGAGTTGAATATTCGCTTATGGGCAGGATGGAAGAATAGCTTCTCGCTAATCTGATCAGCCGCTTCATTGATGATACTAGGACGTTGCAGGATTGCCGAGATGAATGCCTTCTCAGCATCGCAGGATTGTGGTGATGTCATGTTTTTGTTTATTGGTTACTTCTTGGCTTTCTTTTCCTTCTTGGGCTTCTCTTCCTTCAATGCCCACCAGACTAATACTTGTTGCTTAAACGTGTTCCAGTAGTTGGATAGGTCATCCTTCCATACCACTTCAAAGTCACCTTCCTCTTCCTTGCCAATACGGACGATGGCATGGTTGGTGATTTTGCGTCCAAGGTTGTTGTAGTTCCAAAGCTGTGCGTACCCAGCGGCTTGCCTCCAATAAGACTCAGAGATCTTCTTGCTTGTCTTGAAGTCGATAAGGATATGTTCCCCCTTCTCATTGGTAGCGATAAGATCAATCGTTCCTCCGTATCGGTATAGCTCATTCACAAGCTGGATTTCTGTGGCGACCTTCGTAAGCTTGGCAGACTCCCACCAATCATGGAACTTGTTGTAGCAAAGCAAGGCACGATCAATGTCCTTCGTTGCGTAATCGTCCAAGTCGGCAACTTGTCCGTTGAGATAGCATTCAATAAGGAAGTGAGCAATCGTCCCCACATCGGCGGCATTATCCCTCTCCTTGCGGTAGTCCTTGCCCTTCCTTCCAAGATCCCACGCCCAATGAATTAGTCCACCAGCATCCTCTCCGATCTTGCAGATGGTCGAGCCACCGCTTACTTGTGTGCCGTCTCCCAAAAAGTATTTCTGGTGAGGGGCGTTGCGTATCAGTTTTGTTTTTTCCATAATTTTAGAAGCTGTAATCGTAGTATTCATCACGAATGCCAATAACTAGGCATCCGTATGATGACTTTACTTGTTTCCACATTCCGTTCTTTCGTAATGAGAAGTAGCTGATAGCCGAGTTAGGCTGACGCTCATACGAATAGCTTTGGCTTTCGCTCATTCCATTGCTGTCAATGCGAGTGGCCTTGTCTCCCTGTACCCCGATCCGCTTGCCACTCTTGTTGATCTCCACGATGGTAGCGGCATGGCGATCAGTCCATCCGCATAACGTGCATCCCATTCCAACCTCTGGCGTGATGCCTTTGGCTCTGCTGTATAAGTGATTGACCAAGCTTCCTGTTTCGGTTCCTGCTTTTAGCATATCATGTTTTGCGGCTGGTTGTAGCCGCTGGGTCTACCGATAGTCAGACTCCAATTCATTGTCGAGAACAAATTCATCCCAATCTTCAGAATTTGAGGATTGACTTCCTGTGGCATCTCCGAATCCGTTTTGCAGAACGAACAACTCAGTAAGGAGCGCAAGGGCATCTGCTCTATCTGGCGACCCTCCCTTGGTTCGCTTCTTTAAGTCCTTCTTACTTTCAAGTAACGTGCGTTCATTCTTGAGGGAATAGATTCTAGCGCAAAGCTCTCGTGCCGTCTGGTCATCAAGTCCTCTCATCCTACCACTCATGATGATAACTTTGATCTGCCCCCATAGCTGAGTGACCCTATTGGCATAGACTTGCTTTGCAGGACGATCATCTTCCACGCTAATCGGAGAATCAGTAGCCGC